CATTAGTCTGTTGGATCAGGCGTGTTGCCTTCTGCTAACCACTTTTGATATTCCTGCCAATCTGTATTAGCTTCATCATCAGGAATGATTGCACCGTCTGATGTACGAATAATTCCTGCCATAGTTTCATCAGTAATTAAATTTTTCTCTCTTATCTTGTACATTTATAACTCCGCATCTGCTGTTAATTTAGCTACATAATAAAAACCATTACTAGTAGCGTTAGCAGTTGGATTCAAGTGAAATCTTTTTTTGTCAAAATAATTGACAGCTACACTACCGACAGAATTTAAACTACCAAGAGTTAAAACTACCGTGGGTGTTGTCCTCATCTCAACAACCCATGTATCAAAAACACCGGGGCCATAGTTACCGTTTACAAAATATCCTGCAAAGAAATCTAATCCGCTATCTATTGGTTGTTGATAGTACCTTTGACACAATCCCAACTCTATCCCGTATGGTCTATGCTCAAACTCAGTAGCTGTGTCGCCAACCTCTAGCTGAACTCCTGTAACTTGCCATGTTGCGTTTAAAGTACTAATAACATTAACAGAACTATCAGCAGAAAAATTACCTGCGCCTACCCATGCTCCAGAAGTTCCTGTGTAAGTAGTACCTACGCCTAAACCAAAATTAACTTGTAATCCCATTCCTGTAGTGTTTAGCCATGTTCCAGTAGTATCTCCAGCAATAGTGATTGTTTTCTTTTCCCAAGTGTTAGCACTGCTAATTGTGTATGTAAAAGGATACGAACGATCACCACCGTTATTACGAAAAGAACCACCAAATGTTCCTGTCAATGATGACTTAACATGAAAAGATAACGTAGTTGTTTTAGCAGCCGATGTTCCATAATTCAAATCAGAAACAGAAGTGCCTTCAATACGCTGTAAAACTACATTGTAATCTGACGCATCTACAGACGCATCTGCTGTTGTAGTAGTTGCTTTTAAAGAATATTTAAAATCATCAGGAGCGTCAGCAACTTGTTGAAAAGACATTGCTCCTGCAGATTGTTCATACACTCTCCATCGATCTAATGTGTATCCTGAGGTAGTAGTAACAGCAACACCAAGATTCCTCTGGTCAATAGTCATTGCACCGTTCATAATCTTATTCTTACCGATTACGTTAGATGTATTAGGCGTGACTCCATTGATGGTTGTTGTGTTACCAGAACTAGCATCAGTAATTGCATTGACTGCGATTGTACTCATAATTAACCTTTTGGATACTTGTCTTTAACTGCTTGAATCTGTGCAGCCATGTCATCAGGAAACACACCAGCGTGATACAGTGCGTCTAGTTGATCGCCTATTGCTGGATACTCAGACACTCTACTAAACTTGTATGCGTCAGGATCAACCCATGCGTTAACTGCATCCATGTCTACTGTGACTGAGTTACCGTTAGCATCTGTTGCTCCAGCAGTATCATCGACAGATACAACATTAGGATAAAGTGCGTAAATAGCTTTGTGATTCATGCTGATATTTCCATTGCTGTTATTGTAGATACTGTTCTTGCATCGTGACTTTGAGCGTAATCAGCACCAGTTCTGTTTATTGTTAAGATATAAGAAGCACTATACGGAACTGCTCCTTGTAGTTTGTAGGTTGTTGCGGATGTAGTTGATGGACTGTCTAACCATTGAATTGCAAACGTCTCTGAAGCAGTAGCAACTGGCCCACCTTGATGAGTAGTAGATTGTGTTCTTGGACTAGCTGCATCCCCTAGTGCGATATTTGTTGATCCTCTGAGTAATCTAATATCACAATAACCATTTGTTCCTACTTGAATAGTGTAGGAAACTAATATTTTATTTGAAGCAGATGACGGAGTAATTGCAACACTTAACCCAGTTATGTCTACAAAACTTTGAGACTGTGTTGTAAACGTATCTGTTTTAGTTGTTTGAACAACCTGCAACACTTTACCAAGAGATCCATTAATCATTGCCTCAGTAACTGTTGATGTGTCACCTGTAGTAACTACATTTCCTGTAACATCAGGTAACGTCAGAGTTCTATCAGTGTTGCTATTAGGGGCAGCAATAGTAAAGTCACCTGTGCCACTAGCGTTTCCTTGAATTACAACTTTACTCATGGTTTAGGATTCTCCGTTTTAACAGTAGCAATAGCATCCTTCCAAGTAGTTGTACCATTAACACTATCCCAGTACTGCATATCGAGTTGTTCTTGGATTGATGGATACTTAGATGCTCGTCTATCTTGATATGCTTTAGAATTCATTAACGCTTGTGCAGCATCCATATCATATTCAACGACATTGTTGTTTGCGTCATAACCTACTCTGTCAATAAGTTTAACAATAGAAGGATTTAATTGAAGAATAGCCTCTTGAATAATCATTGTGCTATCTCCATTAAAGTCATCATTGATGGCGAACTGTTTACTTGAAGAATATAATATGCAGCGTTTTCTGCATTCTTACACGTTGTTTTATAAGTAACAGCAGAAGTAGTTGAAGGAGAATCGTACCATTGAAAAGATGTACTATGTCTTAAATAATTAGCTGCTGCTGTATAACCAGCACCATCCATAATAATATCTAATTCTGTAGAATCTCGATACAATCTAAATTGCCCTCTATTGCCACTATTTGCATTACCTTTTTGATTAGTCGGATGATTTACTAAAATTAAAATTTTACTAGAAGTGCTAGAAGGAGTAATTGTTGCAGTTAACGTAGTATCTGTTTCTGTGTTGTTATTTAACGTAACTTCTGTTGTTGTCGTAGCATGAATTATTTGCAACGGAGTTCCCGGTGGCATTCCAGCACCATCTTGTACTAAACTTACGCCTGTTGTTCCATGTAGTTCTAGTGCCATTTAAATAATCACCAACCTTCCTCCAGTGGGTACAGTAACCGCCACACCAGAATTAATTGTAATTGGACCTGTACTCATTGCGTTAGTGTTTGAAGTTAGTGTGTAGTTAGTAGTGACTGTTTGTCCGTTCTCATAGAATACTTGGTCAGAACCTCCACCTGTAGCTCCACCACCTCCACCAATAGCACCCCATGCAGAACCATCGTAGCCCTCAAAGGAAGTATCAGTTGTGTTAAATCGTAAGTTACCTGCGCTGGGTGATCCGTTTCTCTGTGCTGTAGTACCTGATGGCATAACAGCAGAGCCTGTAGCAGATGTCTTAGATACATAATCTGCTGAGTCAAATGCTTTAACTTGTGCTAGGTTAGTAACCTCGCTGTCCATTAATGCACCAGCAGCAGTAACATTAGCTGTATCTGTTACATCAGCACTGGCTTCAATACCATCTAGTTTAGTGTGATCTGCGTCTGTAAATGCATTAGTATCTGCTTCACCCTCATAAGCACTTTTAATCTCAGCACCTGTCTGATCTGCTGTAGCCGATGCTTCAATACCATCTAACTTAGTGTGATCTGCATCAGTAAATGCGTTAGTGTCTGCATTACTTTCATACGCTGTTTTAATCTCTGCAGCACTTTGGTCTGCAGTAGCAGATGCTTCAATACCGTCTAACTTAGTATGGTCAGCATCAGTGAATGCGTTAGTGTCTGCGTTACTCTCGTATGCAGTCTTTATCTCAGCAGCAGTTTGATCTGCTGTAGCACTGGCTTCTATACCAGCTAGTTTAGTTTTTTCAGCAGTAGTATAAGATGCAGTAGTACCTGCAAGAACAGATGAGAATGCTTGTACGTCAGAGCCAATAGCAACACCAAGATTAGTTCTTGATGTGCTTGCACTAGCTACGTCAGATAAGTTATTAGACGCTAGTAAACCAGTACCGCCTGTAGCAATAGACTGCCACGCAGACCCTGTGTAGGTCTGCATAATATTAGTTGTCGTATTAAAATATAACGCACCAGCTAAAAGTGCGTCACCGTCATTATCAGTAGACGGGTCAGATGACTTAGCACCTAAGTACCTGTCATCAAAGTCATCATAAGAAGCTGCAGCAGCAGTAGCAGAACTAGCAGCAGATGTGGCTGAACTAGCAGCACTTGTAGCAGAACTAGCAGATGCTGTTGCTGAAGATGCAGAAGCTGTAGCAGACGTTGATGCAGAAGTGGCAGAGGACGCAGCAGCAGTAGCAGATGCAGCAGCTTCAGCAGCCTTTGTAGACGCTACACTAGCTTGATTAGCAGCATCTGTTGTGGCATCTCCTGGTCCTCCTGCTCCTCTAAATATAGCCATGATACGCCCTTACTTGTTTGCAATGTACATCGTGACTTCAAAACCAAATCTCATCTCAGTGTATTCAGGTTTAGTCCACATAGTGTTTCCTTTGTCGTAGTTTAAGTAGTTGTTGTTTTTTGTGATTATCAAGTTCACGCTTGCGACAGAAGTCTTGCCAAGACATAACACCCTCCTATAAAGAAAGATGCGTTCCTTCGGTTTCCCTACTTCCGTCCTAATGGATGAACGACAATAATAAAACTCCCCAGACCTTATGAGCCTGGGGAGATACCTACTTAATTAAGCAGGAACAGCGAGAGCAACAGCAGAGCTATCACGCAACTCAGCTACACCGTAAAGCATATCTGATGTGAATAGCGTACCGAGGTACTCTTGCTTGTACTGGGTCTGAGAACGTACACCCATCTGCTCGGCAAGAACAAAAGCGTCCTTGTGTGCAAGTAGGCAAATACGGTCAGCACCAGAGCTTCCAGCACCGCTATCAGCATTAGTTGATACATAAGACATAACGCCATATAGATCACCAATCATACCGTTACGGATTGTGTTAGCTCCACCTTGCTCACCAACAAATGCTTGCTCAGTAAATCGAGCAATACCCATAAGGACATTTCTTGTTGATGGTGGGACAATCATACAACGATCTGTCATTGGTACGTCAGCATCATCGAGTCGCTGGATAGAACGTCTGATACCTGCATCAGTCAACGCAGCAGCGTTAGATGATGAACTGTTATAGACTGTTGTACCGTTAGAACCAATGAAAGCATTAGTGGTTGAAGCAGCTGTAGAGTAAGCAGTACCTGAACCAACTGCTCGACCAAGCTGAATCAAGTCAGTATCAACTTGTTTAGCAAGAGCGTAACCAGCGTCATCAGTGTAGAACTTACGCAAAGAAGCAAGTGCTTGCGTCTCAACGATGTCCTCAATCAAACGTGAATACTCAAAGTGCTTGTCGATAGCTACTTGAACTTCTGTTTCAGTTGCAGCAATAAGCGTTACCTGAGTTGATGCTGCCTTTGCAGAAGCAGAACCACGAGTAGGCTTAGGAATGTGGAGCGTATCACCCTTCTTCCCTTTAAAAGACATCTTGCTGAACATATTTGCAGCAACAAGATTTTGCTTGTAAGCTGCGACAACTTCGTCACTCCAAATCTCTGGGATAAACTTATCCGCAGTGGTCTTGGTGACATGATTAGAACCTAGTGCCATTTTTTATTTCCTTTTCATTTAATAGACTCGTCCCTCTGCATATGCTTTAAGGATTTCGTCTGAGTGAGCATAATATTTATCAGGGTTATTTCTTAACAGATCTTGAATTGCCTTCCGGGAATATCTTTTATTAGAACTAATAGAAGAAGTACCAGTATCAACAGAAGCAGCTTTTAAAGATTTACTTCTATTATCCTGAACTTCATTATTATTGACTACCTGTTGCTCTGTTTGTTTAGAACCTGAAATAGCTTTCCAAGTACCAAACAATTCAGAAGCAGCAGACAAGTCATACCCCTCATCAGCAGCATCGTACAGTCTTTGTCTGATAGGAGAAGCATTTACCCACTCTTTAAAAGCAGGGTCTTTTACTATTTCTACAAAATCAGGAAACTGTTGTTGCAAGTTTTGTTGAGCAGACTGAGCTTTCATCAGAAAGGCTTGTTCTTGTGCCTGTTTGATGGTTGGATGATTAGATAAATACTCATCCATCGCTTCTGTCGGTTTCTTAAAAAATTTCTCGTTAGGGTCTTCTTCAATCTCTTGAGATGGCTGTTGCTCTTTTTTGTTTAGTAAGATTTCCCGTTTCAACATATCGTCAACAAACTTTCTATGTTCACCGACCTCTTGAGCTTGCCTACTGTTGAGTTTTTCTAACTCCTGGTGCATCTTAGCTACCTCTTCAACAGACTTGCCTCGATACTTTTCAGGTAAAGAACTTTCAGGGTTGTCCTCTAATTGTGGTTCCTGTTCGTTTTTTAATTCAACTTTAGGATTATCACCACCTACTTCATCAGGTGTAAAATCAAGTTTTTCTTGTAACGGATCTTCAAAATGAGCCATGCGTATAAACTCCTGTCACTATGTGATTGTAGGAAATAAAAAATGTCACTGACGCTTCAGCCTCTGCGTTTTTCAGCGACTCTTGTTGCTTCTTCGTGCTTCCTAGCCCAAGCATCGGCTGCTGTAGGAAAATCACCAGTGATTCCTTCAAGCGCAATGCGTGGTGCTGAGATAATACGAAGAGACATACATTGACAAACAGGACACTCAATAGCGTTTACCTCTGAGTCAATATATTCTTCTGTGATGTGACCTTCGCCACACCGAAACTCAAACATTCTCTTACTCATCGTTTAGTTGCTCCCAGGCTTCTTCAGAAAGTTTTTTGAGAGTTCTAAGCCAATGTAGGACATCTAACTGTCCCTTACGAAAGTTTAAATCTTCAAGGCTTGTAGTAGCCATCAGATTATTTCTTTCTTCAATCATTCTTTCAACATCAGTCAACAAGTCTTTATAACCTTTAGTTGACATCATGTTGAACCGTTCTTCGTAATACTCTTGGAGTTCTTTATCCAAAGGGAGTTCTCCTGTAAATGTAAATAAGAATCATTCCTATTTAATTGAGGCTTATCCTACCACAAATAGAACGGTTTGTCTAAATTATTTGCTTATATAGCTTTTTATTATAAAAAATCGTATTTATATAACAAAATAATTGTGCAAAGTGTTTACTTTTCTGAAATTAGGTCTTAAAATAGATTCAACACTTGAGAAACACACAACAACTAGGAGATTCAAAATGAAAGTTAAAGATAAAAAATCAAAAGTTCATAGTCTTAGCAGAGGTTGGGAAAAAGCACTTAAAAAAAGAGGTAACAAGAAGCAGCGCCAGTTTGATAAAAAAATGATTGTAAAAGGAGAATATTAAAATGGAAGAAATTAAAGCTCTTAACTATATTACTAATTTAATCAAGGAAAAAGGTGTGGAGAAATGCACACCAGAAACTCAAGAGGCTTACGAAGTTTTAAAAGAATTAGCTTACAAATTAGAAACAGATTTTGTTCTGTATAGACCTTAAACTAGGAGAAAAAAATGGAAAATTTAGATAATGTTTTGTACCCAGAGATGACCAAGAAACAACAAAAAATATTTGAGAAAAATTGGATTAAAAATTGGGCGGAGAGTTTAGAAGAAAATTGTGAAATGACTAAAAAAGACGCACTGGAAGCAGCGAAATGGGATTTTGTCAAATGGGAAAATCAAGAGGGCTGGTTGTCAGATTGGTAATAATTTTAACGGGACTTCGGTCCCAACTTTTAGGAGATTCAAAATGAAATTAATCAGAACACGACACTTCGACAACACAACACGATTTGCTCTTGTAGATCAGAGAGGAAGGAAATGGACTAAAGTGGTTGTGATGACCACGCCAATTCGAGTTGTCAAAGTGGCTAATAAAGTAGCCGACAAATTTGAAGAGGTTGTTAAAGGTGATCCATGTTTAGGAACAAATCCCCAAAGAGGTAATCCAATAACAAGATGTAAAAAACAAGTCTTAGAGTTTGCTTCTTGGACCTACTCGGAAGGCTTGCCAAAAACATTAACCAATTTCTTGAAAGGGGCGTAAGCCCCTCTCTTTATTGAGTCATCCTTTTCTCTTGCATTTGCTTATTGACTATCCTTTCTTTTGATTCAATATCTTTTTCTTTAATCATTAGATCAGCAATCTTAGCTCTCTTCTGAAACTCTTCAGTGTCCTCATCTTTAATGTTAGCTGACAAGTTTCTAATCATGTCAGTCTTAACCTTGTCCTCCATTAAAGACGCTTCAATCATTATCTTCTGAGCATTAGCCTGTGCCTCTTGAGCATCAGCTACAGACTCCTGCGCTCTAGCCTGTAACTCAGCAGTCTGAGCTGCCAGGTACTGCAACTGAGCTTGCTGTGCTTGCATCTGCATTTCTTGAGCCTGTGGATTAGGCTGAGACATTTGATCTAACTGAGCCACTAGCTCTTCTCTGTTTAACAGACCAGAGGTAGACACTATGCTTTTAAGAATGACAGGAACAATAGGTGAATTTGGTCCCAGTGTCTGTAACAGACCAATCAACTGCTGCTGCTCATGCTCTCTAGCTAAAGCACCAATGGAAGACATCGTAGTAAACTTGAAGTCTTTCATTGGATAGCGTTCTGGGTCAAACTGCATATACCGATACGCAACTTTCTTAACCATTGGAATGATGAAGTCATCCTGAAACGAAGCCATCGCTACCTTGTTCTTTTTAACGATGGCAGACATAGCTAACGACATTCCCATGCCGTTGTTCTGTCCTGCACCTCCTGCTGCACTCTTGACCAACTCTGCCGAGTCTAGTGTGCCTGTAGCTTGTAGCAGCATTGCTTCAAAACCTTTTGCTGTGTCGTAGTTAGAAGCATCCGTACTCCCAAATTTAAACGGCTGTAAGATTTCTGTAGGATTGCCATTAGTTAGTATGTTTTTACCAGGTCTAACTTCAAACTTCATACCTCTCGGTAATCTTGTCGCGTCTATACCCATCATAGGTGCTGTAGTCAGTGCCAGAGAGTCCATATGAGAGCGTAGCTGGGCATCGATAGCTTTTTGCATATTATATGCCTTCTCGACTGTTCCAACACCGTAGAAACGTCCTGGACGAACCTCAGGTCTATACGCAATAATAGGTCTGTCTTCCATCATGTATGGAGATCGTTCTGCCTTTAAAAGCTGAGAATCGTTAGCAATAACTACTATAGCCTCGACTAAATCAGACAATTCAGCAGCTTCATCATCATCCGGGAACAGTTCTTCTGCTTTTTGCTCTACTTCACCTGAAGATTCTAATAAATCTCTAGGTACTAACCCATAATAACGAATAACCTTAACTTTATCGTCTCGATACTGAGTAGAATCAAGCTGTGAATCATCTAAATCGTCATTATCATAAGAAGGTTTAACATCTACGTTCCTATAAACCCCGGAAGTAATTCCTCGAACTACCTGGTGATAGCTGAGATATTCTTCTACCCCTACACCTAAAGATTCATCTACCGAGTCAGCGTTAGGATCAATTAAAAGATTTCTAGGGTTTACAGGTTTAACTTTTATAGATATTTTTTCTCTTTCAGTAACGCCAACTTCTGAGATACCTTGTTCTGGTATATCCTGGGTAGTAGGTACTCTTTCCATTTCAGTTTTTACTAAAATTTCACCAATACCAGTACCGTATATCTCGGAAAGTTTAACAATAGATGATACGTTGTTTAAATAAGCATTATTATGAGTGTCTTCTAATAAAAGACGTTGCATCTGTTCAACGTCAGCAGGATTCTGATCTAAACCATCATCACTTATTTCAAACAGTTTTCCGGATCCAGCAAAGCCTTCCATAGTTTCCGCAACCCGGTTATCAACAGCTTGACGGGTAGCAGGACTAATGATTTTACTACGCTCACTGTCCCTTGTACGATCTTCCGCGCTCCAAACTCCATAGTATATCCTTTCATATTCATCCCACTTGGTTTCATAATTAGTATCCCTCCAGTCTCTCCACCTGTCACAGTGGTCAACCACGAAAGACACCAGCTCTTTCTCACTTTGTGTTTCAGGTGCTTCTTCTTCCATGAAATCTGTATTATAGTTCTCAGCCATTTTTATTTCCCAGGTTTGAATTTTTCTAGTGGAGTACCTTTTTTATAATTCTTAGCGTAGTCTAGTGCTTCATCTTCTGTTTTAAACTCTTTAAAGTTTCCTGTACGCATAGCATGATCCCTAGCATTTTTAAAATCTTTAAACTCATAAAGCTCTCCAGTTTCAGGTATATATTGGATCATAGGAAAAGCTATAGGTCTGCCGTCTACCGTAGTGTTAGACATTAAATGCGTAGCGTATCTTTCTTGATCCATGAACGCACCTTTTTCTGTCTTATCAATGTAAGGATAGTTTTGTGGATTGTTTATTCTATCTATAAACTCCGGCATTCGACTCATATTGTTTCCTTAAATTGGAGAAAATAAACCACCTAAAAATTCAAAAATACTTTTGTCCTCATCAGTTGCATACTTTGCTTCATAATCTGGAATTAGGTTTCTCATGTTTTCTCTTGTTTGTTCGCTTACCGAACTTGGAACATACGCACTATTGTCAGGCATCATCCCAAGATATTTGGCAGCGTCTTCAATAGCATAAGCCGTATCTATAATGCCTAACGGTATCCCTCTAAGTGCTGATAATCCGTACTCTCCCATAGTCTTAAAAAATGGTCTATCATCTCTGCGAGCTAATGACAGATCTGTTCCTGACAACATCCCACCAGCTTCTGTTAGTGCGTTTTCACTAGCATGTGCAGGAATACCAACTAATGACGCAAGCGCAGCAGAGCTTAAACCTAACTTTTTAACATCACCTCCTGCTAAAACGTAATCTCTAAACAGCTTAGGATCAACGCCTCTTTTCTGGGCTTGGTCGTATATTTTGTTTGCTACTAACTCTAACTTAGACGCTCCAATAGGTGACTCAACCCCTGTTGCGTGGCTTGCTGTTCCCCACAATCTAGCCTGAGCAGGTACAGGAAGTATTCCTACATCATCAGCAATTGATGAAAACCAGGGAGTTAGTGAACCTAGCTCCGAAGGAGATACCGAAGCATCATTAACCTTATACACACCATCAACTTTTTTTAAATTTCTTGTGTCAGGTAATCCGACAGCCCTGGACCAGTGAGCATCCCCTACAGGAACTCTCCAAGATCCTCCTAACTCTTCAGGAAGAGCAGCCTGGATGTAGACAGGAACCTTAGGAGATTTCATGTCCACAGCTCCAGCATTAGCTATGTATTTACGCATAGCAGGAGTCTGAGCAGTCGTGTGTGCCATGTGACCAGGATAGTCACCCATCCCAGGTGGACGAGGTGTTTCTCCAGGTTGGTCTCCTCTTTTACCTCCGTACTTAACAAAGTCTTCAAAACGTCCCTGGTTATGAAGCCAGTTAGCAGCAGTTCCTCTGCTGGTTTCTGTCAGCACATCAGACATAGGACTAGACATCCCACTAAATGCGTTATACTGCTTAAAACGCCTGGCTCCTTCTTCTTTTCCAAACAGCTTAACAAACTGATTGTACAGAGGGTCCAAATTATACCAAGCATCCATCCCTTCATATATCTCAGGGTATTTTCCGCCCTCAGTGAGAATGTCAGTAACTCTTTGGGTATTAGCAGGTTGCATAATAGGTTCGGCTGCCTTAGCGCCTCTTGCTTTAGCACCTCGCTGAAACACTGACTCACCACCAAGCCCTCTTTCTTGAGACATCTCATAAAGCTCTCTACGATCAACACCAAACAGTTCTTTCATTGCTGGTGTTTCAGGAGCGCTTCTTTCCGAAGCAATTTTGGCTATTTTTGCAGGATCGTCATAAACCCCAGGGAACGCTTTTCTTTCAGCTCCCTTTATTGTAGATTTGTTCTTTTTGTACGCTTTAACAGCGTTCTCAAACGATTCAACTCCTGCTTTTACAATCGCCCCTGCTCCCATTACTTCTCTCCTTGATGAATTTTTGTCTTTTAAAAACTCGCTTTCCCACATTTCATTACCGCCTCGCCTAGTTTCGTAAAACTTAGCTATATCAGCATCAGAGTATCCGTATGCTTTGCCATACTCATATGGGTTTTTTGCATTTTTTAAATATTCAACAGATTGTTTATCTTTTCCAAAAATTACATTTCCAAACTTGTCATCATCTACATAAAAACCTTTTTTCGCCAAATAATCATTTAACGCTCCAGATTCATATCTATCACTAAGTTTGCCTTCATTAAGATTAACTATTGAAGCAAAAGAATCTCCAGATTCAATTGCCTTTACATCTTCTTTAAAAGTTCTAGCTTTTTTTAAGACACCACCAGAGGCTAACTCAAATAATTTTTTAACTGCGCCCACTCCCACTACTTCTCTCCTTTAGTATCCGGACACCCAGTCTAATGGTTCATATTCTTCATCAAAATCTTCAAAGTACGTCACTGCGTTAGCTATCTGAGCAATTAAACTCACTGAGTCAACCATGTCATCGTGTACCCCGGTAGTAGGGAAATTAAGCAATTCATCTTTAAACTCTCTTACCCATTCACCATCACAGAGTTCTACCTGCCTGTGTTCAAACCTACCTTGCAATGCACCTACAACTCTGTCTACTTTACTTCTGTTACCTATCGCTATTTCTTCTATTCTTGGATAGATGTTTTGTTTTAACATCATCTCGGTTAAGTAGGGCATAACAGCTCTCATCAAAGAACCTTTTTCTATTCCAATTACCTGAATGCCGTATAACTGGGTGTGCTTTAGGATTCTCTCGCATACCTCTTTAATATCCCACCTTCCTGCATCAACCTTATCTACCCACCACTTGTTGTCATCACCTACCTTGACAATAGCTATAGACGTTTGGTCTAGGTACTTCTTCTTGTTACTGGCTTGCTTTGATACGTTCTCAAAACCTGCCAAGTCAACAGCCATGTAGTAAGTACCGAAGTCTGGTTCTTCTTCTTTATCTCTTACTATTACCCATTCTTCTTTAAATATGTCTGACTGTGGTGCTTCAAAGTTAGCCATAAACTCCTGCCTAAACGCAAACGTAGACATGGTGTTCTTTGCTACTTCAATCTCTTCTTTATCTAAAAGTGGGTTATCAAAGCTAGTAAAGTGCCAAGACTGCCAATCTTTAGTCTCTGGTTTCTTGCTCTTTCCCATCTTGTAGATGTCGTAGAAGTGATTACGTCCCTTCGGTGTACCTATAAATATACAGTGACCCTTCAAGTCAGCTAACGCTGGTCTAAGAATCTGCTCAAACACTGTAGGTTTAATATCTGCATACTCGTCGAGTACGACAAACTTTAAAGCTACACCTCGCATTGTCTCTGGTCTATCTGCTCCCTTTAACGATATTTTAGATCCGTTAATCAACGTGAGCTGCATATTATTTACATGGCTGCTCGCTATTACCGGGTTTCCCAGCTCTAACAGTTGCTGCCACATAATGTCTCTAGCTTGCTGCTGCGTAGGGGCTATGTACCAGACATGACCCTTATCAGCCTCTAATCCCTTAACAAGAAGCTGCCAAGCTGCCAGCATACTCTTACCTGTTCTACGACCAGCAGCTATGACCTTAAATCTAGCCTTATCTGACCAAACGTCCTTCTGCCAGGGTAGTAGACTAATTTTCAGGTCTGACATCTACGGTCTCGTATTCAATATCTTGTGGTTCATCTATAACCTCAGTTTGCTTATCACCTACCATCGATATCTGAATGTTAACGCTGCCTCTGCCTGTATCTTTACCCTTGTCAAAGTAGGACATCGGCAGCACTCGATCAATACACATCTTCAAACAAGCCACCTGGTCCTTGTCATCGTTGTCCAGAGCTTTGGTGATGATCGTATTAATAACAGTCTCACCACTGGTAGCTAACAACCGGGCATGAAACTCTTTTATCCTAGCAGCCTCGCCTGGTGGTCTTCCGACAACACTTCTTTTCTTTTTAGCTTCAACCTCAGTCTTTCTCGGTCTACCGCGACCCCTTTTTTTAGGGACATTATCCTTATCAGACAAATGTTTATCCTCTAATTAGATATCTATGTAGGTTTAGAGGTTTAATGACGGTAATCATTATTCATAATTCCTCTTAGGCTACATAAAGGAGGTATCCTAGCATATTTTACTTATTCTTGTATGCTTTTTTTTTGTAGGGTACTTATTCTCTTTAGTTCTAAATGAGCTTATCAGTTCTTAACGTCCGTTATCGGTCCTTAGCGGTTCTTAGCGGTCAATCCTCTTTTCATTTTCACTTTTTTTGTGTCTGTTAGGGTATTAAGAATAATTTACGCGCAGGTTCTACACACCCCCCCTATAAAGTTATCCACAAACTATACAAAGTTATCCACAAGTTGCTAAATGAGAATGATTCTTATTTAGATTTGTAAATGATAATGATTCGCATTTACATAGTCTAGAAAGTTATCCACATTCCATCCACAAGTTATACAAAGTTATCCACAGGGGGAGTTAAAGTTTCCAGGGGAGAATGTATCGGAGTGGTAGCCTCACAGGACTCCACAGATCCCAGGACACTACACAATAATGCTTGACATTAACGCAATTATCAGGCAAATAAAAATGACCGGGCAGTCTACATAATCTGTTGATTTATTTATGCTTTAAAGGAATAAGTAATATGCCTAAATAAATTGTTTATTTAGTACGAAAAATGCTTGACTCAAAATAAAAGTACAATTAACATAGAGGTGTGGTAAGGGAATATTAATTAATAAACAAGGAGAAATAAAAATGGCTTACATCACAAAAGAAGACGTTAAGGCAATCAGAAACGAACTCAAGGCAGAGTTCCCACGATTCAAGTTTGGTGTCCGTAAAACAACAAGCAACATGAGGGTTGATGTCACCATCAAAGCAGGACCAGTAGATTTCAGGGATATTAACCAGGATCAAGGTTATGCTTCTATCAACCCATATCACACTGACAGATATGGTCAGCACTCCAAGTTCTTTGAAAAGATTATTGAGATCATCAAGACTGCTCCTATCCGGGGAGAAGGCTATCACAAAGGCACTGGTTACTATGATAGATCAGACGCTATGGTTGATTACTTCGACACGGCTTATTACATGAGCTTAAAGCTAGGCAGCTACGATAAACCTTACAACAAGGTTTCATCATGAACTCTCAGTACAAAGACGTAGAGTACGTCATCATAGCAAATACCTCCGAAGGACATCACGAAGCTGTGATGTTCTTTGAGGATCTTCAAGAAGCCAAGAGTTACAAAAATGTTTTGGACTCTGCTGTCTACACAATAGTTCGTAGAACCACTACGATCAACGATGAGGAGATAAAATGAACAACTTTGGAATGATCTTATTTTTATGTTTGTTAGCAGCAGCTCACGTTGGCATTCTTGTCTGGATGTGGCTAGGAGCATTGTCATGAAGTTTAAAACTCCATACGAGCAAGGCAAGTGTGATTGTCACTACCGAAGATATGACCGAGATAGGGCTTGCTGGAATGAGCAAGAGCGTATAGAATATGATAAAGGTTGGGAATATGGTCAAAAACTCAACTATTATTACGATGACTTTGAAAATTACGATAAGGAAGATTTCTAATGAAAAATAAAACACCATTTCAGTGCGGTCAAGAAGACGCTTTTTTTAACCTGGCAAAAAGACCAAGATATGTCTTAGAGGGTAAGGTTTACAAGCTGGTACAGTCTCAAGAAGAGCTGGTGGCTCAGTATTACGCTGGTAGGAACGATGCAGATGATTTTTACGAAGGTAAAAAATTAACAAGAAAAACCATTGTCTTCAAGGAAGGTGATGGTGCTAAAAGAGAGCTGGTCGATGACGTTAAAGATGGTACAATCAAATCAGGAAACATTGTTGACCAGCTAACCAAAGGTACAAAAAGATGAAATGCCGCGCCTGTGACGCACTGCTGTCTGACTTTGAAGCAAGCAGAAAGTCAGTTGAAACCACTGAAATTACTGAAGGTAAGAAGCATTACAAAAGAGAATACATAGACCTTTGTAATTATTGTTTTGAATCGTCTGATAATTCTGGAATGGTTCTTGAGAGATTGGATCTGATGGAAGCAGCAGATGACAGAACAGGTCTTGAGTACGATGAATTGTACGTTACTGATTTTGATATCGATGGGATACCTGATGTCTCATCTTACGACACTTAAAAAGGAAAAATTATGGATGATGA